AACCATGACCCCGCCAAGGTGATCGGCGTGGTGGAGCGGGCCTGGATCGACGGCAAGAAGAAGCGCGGCTACGTGGCGGTCAAGTTCAGCCGCAATGCCTTCGCGCAGGAAGTGCTCGCCGATGTACGCGACGGCGTGCTGCGCAATGTGTCCGTCGGCTATCAGATCGCCGACATGGAACAACGCGGTGAAGACTTCGTAGCGACCCGATGGAGTCCTTACGAAGTGAGCGTGGTTAGCATACCCGCAGACCCAACGGTCGGCGTCGGGCGTGCTCTCGACGCTCAACCTGCGGCCCCCGCCGCATCACCAACCCCCCAACCAGAACCTGAGGTTCCGATGGAAAACACCCCTGACCTGTCAGCGGTGCGGGCTGAAGCGGCTGCCGAGGCTGCTAAGGCTGAGCGCGCCCGTATTGCCGGCATCACTGCCCTGACCGAGAAGCACGGCATGGCCGATCTGGGCCGCCAGCTGATCGAAGGCGGCCGCAGCCTCGATGAGGCCCGCGCTGCCGTGCTCGACAAGCTGGGCATCAAGCCCGTCGAGACCGTGGCTCCCGTTGAGATGGCCGCTCAGGAGCGCGCCTCCTACAGCATCACCGCCGGCATCCGCGCGATGCTGACCGGCGACTGGTCCAGCCGCGAAGCTGGCCTGGTGCGTGACCTCTCCCGCGAAGTGGAGAAGTCCGGCGTGGCCAAGACCACTGAGCGTTCGTTCTTCGTGCCGTTCTCGGCTCTGAGCGGCCAGCGCGCCACCTACGTGACCAGTGGCGCCACCACCGGCGGCAACCTGGTGCAGACCGACCTGCTCGATCAGGACTTCATCGAGTTCCTGCGGAACAACGGTGTGATGCTGCAGCTGGGCGTTCGCACGATGCCCGGCTTGGTCGGCAACGTGGCGATTCCCCGCCGCTCCGGTGTGGCCTCGACCTACTACCTGAGCACCCAGACCACCGCGATCACCCAGTCGGAGTCCACCTTCGACCAGGTGACCATGGCTCCCAAGAACCTGGCAGCCCTGTCGAAATACAGCCGCCAGACCCTGCTGCAGGGCACCCCTGGCATTGAGGAGCTGGTGCGTCGTGACCTGACCGACGGCATCAACCTCGCCATCGACCTGGGCATCCTGAACGGCTCCGGTTCCGCCGGCCAGCCCACCGGCATCATGCAGACCGCCGGCATCGGCTCGGTGGCGATGGGCACCAACGGTGCCGCCATCACCATGGAGAAGGTGGTGGATCTTGAAGCTGCCGTCATGAACGTCAACGGTGCCGTGAACCCCGGCAGCGTGGCTTACCTGTCCAACTACAAGGTGCTGGCTGCTCTGAAGAAGCTGCGCGCCGGTGGTTCTACCACCACCGACGGCCCCTTCCTGTTCAACACCGATGGCGCCACCATCGGCCGTGGTCCTACCCCTGCCAACCTGAACGGCTACCCTCTGGCCGCCACGAACCAGGTTCCCAGCAACCTGGTGAAGGGCACCAGCGGCGCGGTCTGCTCGGCTCTGCTGATGGGTGACTTCAGCCAGGCGATCGTCGGCTTCTGGGGCAACGGCCTCGAGATCACCGTGGGCGAAGACAGCGACGACTTCAGCAAGGCTCTGACCAGCGTTCGCGGCATCGTCACCTATGACGTGGCCGTGCGCGATCCCAAGAGCTTCGCCGCCATCCTCGACATCCTCGCCTGATAGGAGCGGGGGCGGGCAACCGCCCCCTTTTTTCTCATGAAGGTTCTGATCGAAAGCGACTGCGCCGCCAAGGGCGAACACCTCGAGGCCGGCAAGGTCTATGAGGTGGATGCCAACCTGGCTGCCGAGCTGATCCGCTACGGCCGCGCCGTCGAGGCGCCGGCCGAGGAGCCCAAGCCACGCGTGCGCAAGGTGAAAGCCGATGGCGATCAGTGAAGACCTGACGGTGTTCCTGAACGACTTTGGCGTCAGCTGCACGGCTGGCGCCATTTCGGCATTGGGCATCCTCGACATGCCCAGCCAGGTCATCTCCGGCGACATGGTGCTGACCACCGACTATTCGCTGACGGCGCGCGCTGCTGATTTCGGAGGGCTGCTGTTCGGCGACGGCATCACGGTGGATGGGGTCAACTACCAGGTGCGCGAGGTGCGCAAGCTGGACGATGGCGCCATGGTCGAGATCGGCCTGCAGCGCTTGGCGCCGAGCAGCACCGCACCGGGCCAGAACCCGCGGACATTCGGCCTGTCAGATCTGACCGATGTGGAGCTGACCAGTCCCACAGCTGGCGAGGTGCTGAAGTACGACGGCGCGCAATGGGTGGATGGCCAGGACGAAGGCGCCGCCTACGTGTTCACGCAGTCATCGCCGGCCGCAACCTGGACGATCAACCACAACCGCGGCGTGGTTCCGTCGGTGGAGGTGTTCGACAGCGGCAGCCAGGAGATTGAAGCCGATGTGTCGCATCCCAGCGTGAACACCACGGTTATCGTGTTTGCAGTCCCCGTCGCTGGCTTCGCGAGGCTGATCTGAGATGCCTAAGAAGATCTTCACAGACTTCGACTTCCAGTCGGTCTCCAAAGTCATCAACCTGCCCAGCCCGTCAGCTACAGGCGACGCGGTGCCGAAGTCCTATGTGGACTCGCTGGTCGAAGGCTTGGCATGGAAGGACGGCTGCCGAGTCGCGACGCAGGCCAACCTGAACCTGGCCAGCCCTGGCGCCACGATCGACGGCATCACGATGGCGTCGGGCGACCGCATCCTGGTGCGGGCTCAATCGACAGCATCAGAAAACGGCATCTACATCTGGAACGGGGCCGCCAGCGCTGCTACGCGCTCGCTGGACGCCAGCACCTTCCCCGAGCTGGAGCAAGCCGTCACAACGGTCGAGGAAGGCACCAGCGCCGCCACGACCTACCGGCAGGATCAGATCAACGGCACGATCGGTTCCAGCAACATCAGCTGGGTCACGTTCGGCACCTCCGCGCCTGCTGCAAGTGAGACGACCGCCGGCATCGCTGAGATCGCCACGCAGGCCGAGGTCAACACCGGCACCGACGATCTGCGGTTCGTCACCCCGCTGAAGCTGGCGAGCTGGTCTGGCCGGATCAGGAAGTTCGCGGTCAGCATCGGCGACGGCACGAACACCAGCTACACGGTGACGCACAACCTCAACAGCCTCGATGTGGCCGTGACGGTCTTCCAGAACAGCAACGGCGAGGAAGTGATCACCGATGTGACACACGCCACGGTGAACACGCTGACGGTCGTGTTCGCCTCTGCCCCTGCCTCTAACGCCTACCGCGTCGTGGTGGTTGGCTGATGACCCGTAACCTGCTCACAGGCGCCAACCTATCCGGCCCGCTGGAATTAAACGGCAGCGCCGGCACCAGCGGCCAGGTGCTGCAATCAGCCGGTGCTGGCGCAACCCCGACCTGGGCATCCGCTCCAGCTGCTGGCGCGGGCGGCAGCACGGGTCAGGTGCAGTTCAACAACGCCGGCGCTCTGGCTGGCGCTGGTGATGTCACGATCCATGACGGCGATCTGGTTCTTGCTGTCAATGCTGCGGTCACGCAGCCACCAGCAGGCGTCAAGATCAGCTCACTACAAATCGGCGGGCGATCCTTGCTGGCATTCAAGGACGCATCGACAGCTTCCGATGCCCCGCTGCAGCCGACATTTGCTCAGAACCGCGTGAGCATCTGGCAGGGCGCCTCTGGATCGAACGCTCCTGTCGTCATCGGCACCGCCACGCTCACTGCAACAGGCACCGCAACATCCGCCAACATCGCCACCACCAACAGGCAGACGCGAACGCAGCGCCTTGAGTATCTCGTTACGACCGCATCAACCTCAGCGGTTGCTGGCTGGCGCTACCCCAACCTCGGCTGGACTGTTGGCGGCGCTGCTGCGGGTGAGGGCGGCTTCTTCTACGTCTGCCGCTGGGGGCCAGCCACCGGCGTCGCAACAACCACGAACCGTGCCTTTGTCGGCATGGCCAACACTACTGCCGCGCCGACCGACGTTGAGCCGAGCACGATCACCAACATCGTCGGCATGGGCTGGGACGCAGCAGACGCCAACATCCAGATCATGCACCGCGGCACTGCTGCAATCACCAAGGTCAACCTCGGCGCCAGCTTCCCCGTGCCAACGGCAGATCGCACCAAGGCTTATGAGCTGGCGATGTTTTCGCCCCCCGGCAGCACGCAGTCGGTGAGCTACACCGTGACCGATCTCGGCACCGGAGCCACGGCCTCTGGCACGATCAACACCAACATGCCAACCACCACCACGCTCCTGACCCAGCGTGGCTGGATGAGCGTTGGCGGCACCAGCAGCGTCATCGGCATCGCCCTGATGAGCTGCTACCTGGAGACCGACTACTGATGACAACCCGCCGCGAGACCATCCTCACCGCCATCCGCACAGCGCTTACCGACACCACGGGCGTCGGCACGCGGATCTACCGCACGCGGGTGGAACCAATCGCGCGTGAGGAGAGCCCGGCGATCGTGGTGGAGCCGATCAGCGACACGGCGCAGCAGAACACCAGCCTGCCAACGCTCGACTGGTCGATGACGGTGCGGGTCAGTGTGATCGTGCGCGGGGCCATCCCGGACCAGCAGGCCGACCCGATCATCGAAAGCCTGCACAGCAAGCTGATGGCCGACCTGACGCTGGGCGGCTACGCGATCGACGTTCAACCCACGAATGTCACCTTCGTCTTTACCGAGGCTGATGGCGCAGCCGGTGAGATCCAGTGCGACTATCGTGTGCTGTATCGGACCTCTGTCACAAATCTCGCGAGCTGATCATGGCTACGATGGTGGACGAATACTGGGGACAAGGCGGCGAATACCTGCTGGACCCCAAAACCGGCAAGCGGAAGCTCATTGAGCGGACGGAGCCGGCCCAACCCTCCCAACCTGACGAGGTAGAGAGCAATGCCGCTCCTGAGCCGCAAACGCCTGATCCTGGCGAAAACTGAAGCCACCTACGGCACCAACAGCACCCCTGCTGGTACCGATGCCGTGCTGGTCCGCAACCTGGAAGTGACCCCGCTCGAGGCGGATGTGGTCAGCCGTGACCTGATCCGCCCCTACCTGGGCAACAGCGACGCGCTGCTGGCCAACCCTCGCGTGCGCATCTCCTGCGAGGTGGAAATGGCCGGCTCCGGCACTGCTGGCACGGCGCCCCGCTTCGGTCCGCTGCTGCTGGCCTGTGGCACTGCCGCGACCACCGTGGCATCGACTTCGGTGACCTACGCGCCGGTGAGCAGCGCCTTCAGCAGCTGCACCATCCTCTACAACGTGGACGGTGTGCAGCATGTTCTGACTGGCTGCCGTGGCACCTTCACGATGAACTGCCAGCTGGGTCAAATCCCGACGCTGCAGTTTGAGATGACCGGCATCTACAACAACCCGACGGATACAGCACAGCCGGCTGTGACTTATGCGGCGCAGGCCACTCCGCTGATCTTCCGCGACGGCAACACATCGGCGTTCTCCTTCATGAGCTACTCCGGCTGCCTCATGTCGGTGGACTTCAACCTGGCGAATGACATCGTGTATCGCGAGCTCATTGGTTGCACCAAGGAGGTTCTCGTAACTGATCGCAAGCCTGCCGGCACTGTGATGATTGAGGCGGTGACCTTGGCCACCAAGAACTACTTCACGGATGCTCTTGGTAGCACCACCGGCAACCTGACGTTCCTGCATGGCACGACTGCCGGCAACCGAGTAACCTTCAGCTCGCCCCAGTCTGACGTGACTCAGCCGACCTATTCGGAAAGCGACGGCGTTCAGATGCTCAGCATCCCCTACGTTTCGCTGCCCACCACGGCCGGCAACAACGAGTTCAGCCTGGCCTTCACCTGATAGGAGCCCTGCATGGCATTCGTTCTGTCTCAGAGCGAGTCGTACACCTGGCCGGTCACCGTCGAGTTCCCCATCGACGGTGGCCGGTTCGACAAACAGACCTTCGACGCCGAGTTCAAGCGGCTGCCGCAGGCGCGGATCCGCGAGATCTGGGACCAGATTCAGTCTGGCGACCTGACCGACGATGAGCTCTGCGATCAGGTGCTGGTGGGCTGGAGCGGGATCCAGGACGGCAAGGGCGGCGAGGTGCCATTCAGCGAGAAGGCCAAGGCCGACCTGCTGAACGTGCCGCTGGTGGCCGCGGCCGTGGTCAGCAGCTGGCTCGACAGCCTCAGCAAGGGCAAGAGAAAAAACTGATAGCCGCCGCCGAGCATTGGGCCGGCGGCGGGAAAGACAGCGGCAAGCAGCTGGACGATGACGCGGCCGCGTTCGGCGTGATCATCGAGGAGCCGAAGCGGGATGAGTTCGAGGTCTGGCCGGAGAACTGGGACGCGATCGACATGTGGTGCCGGGTGCAGACGCAGTGGCGCACCAGTGCTGGCGGGGCCATCGGCCTCGATTACTCGGTGCTGGCCTGGCTCTTTAAGATGTACTCAGTGCAAGACCAGCGCGCGCTCCTGGAGGATCTGCAGGTGATGGAAGGCGCGGCGCTGGCAGCGATGAACCGGGAGGGCTGAGCCATGGCGATGACCCTCGACACGGCAATCAAGTTCACCGCAAAGCTGGAGGGCACGGGGCTCGATCAGCTGAAGCGCAACCTGCAAGGGCTGAGCCAGCAGAGCAACGTCAGCAAGCGATCGCTTGATCAGCTCTACACCGCGACCAAGGCGCTCGGCAGCGCCTCGAATAACACCGTCGCGGGTCTGCAGCGGACTGTCGGCGCGCTGAAGGCGCTGCGCGATAACGCTGAGTTCGGCAGCCGGAAGTTCAAGCTGCTGACCAATGACATCGAGGCCGCTGAGCGGCGGCTGCAGCGCTTCCAGAGCACTGCATCGTCATCGGGCGGCCTATCACGCGGCGGGGCCTTGCTGGCGGGCGCTGCAGGTGGCGTCGCGGGCGCTTTGGCGGTGCAGGGCGCTGATCTGGCCAGGCGCGGCGTGCAGGGCATCGGGCAGGTGGGTCTGGACGCAGAAAGCTCGCGGGTGCGCTTGCGCGCGCTCGCCAATGAGTTCGGCGAATACAACGCGGCGCTGGCAGCCACCGACCGCATTGCCAAGACGCTGCGGCTGAGCAACACCGAAGCGGAGCAGAGCTTCGCCAGCCTCTACGCCTCGCTGCGCCCCACTGGTATCACGCTGGCCGAGCTCGAGAAGGCCTTCATCGGTTTCTCTGCTGCGGCCCGCAACAGCGGCGCCACGGCGCAAGAAACCAGCAACGCGCTGATCCAGCTGAAGCAGGGCCTGGCGTCCGGCGTGCTGCAGGGCGAGGAACTGCGCTCGATCCGTGAGCAGGCGCCGTTGGTGGCGCAGGCGATTTCAAAGGAGCTCGGCGTCACGATCGGCGAGCTGAAAGATCTGGCTGCCGAGGGCAAGGTCACCACCGACGTGGTGCTGCGCGCGCTGGGCAAGCTGAATGACACCCAGCTGGGCAAGCTGAACGAACAGTTCCAGACCGGCCAGCAGGCGATCAAGGATTTCCAGGTTGCCACGCAAGAGCTCGGCATCGAGCTGGCGCGGATCTTCGGGCCTACGGCGATCAGCCTGCTGCGCAATTTCACCGGGGCACTGAAGGAAGCCAGCGACGTGCTCGGCGGCATCACCGGCAACGGCGAAGCAGGCCGGCGTGCGCAGCTGCGGGTGCAGGCCAACCAACAGGCGGCGCGTGAGACCACCGACAAGTTCGGAGTGTTCTCCTTCTTCCAGCAGGGCTCGAAGAACCAGTTCCTACTGAAGCGCGAGCAGGAGATCTTCCAGGAGCTGCTGCAGCAGCAGACGCGGCCGGCGGATCAGGTCAGCGCCAGCCAGCGGGAGGCGCAGGAACGGGCGGCCCGCGAGCGCGCATCTGCCGCAGAGCGGTCAGCGATGGACAAGGCCAAGAAGAACCTGGCCGATCAGCTGAAGACCCGCGAGGACATGGAGAAGCGGCTGGCGGACTTCCGCGAGCAGTCGATCCAGCGCGCGGCTGACCTCGAACGGCAGCTGGGCGACCAGCGGCTGGACTTGGAGCGCAGCACGGCTGAAGCCCGGCGGCGGGTGCAAGAACAGCAGCAGGATTTCGCCCTGGAGGCCGAGCGGCAGCGGCTGCGCGGCGCTGGGCTTGGCACCGATGCGCTCGACACCCAGGCACGGCTCAACGAAGCCACGCGGCGCTTCACCGAGCAGAAGATCCAGATCGAGCAGAACGCCACCGATCGGAAGGTGCAGCTCGAGCGCACGCTGGAGGACTACAAGCTGAACGTGGCGCGCGGGATCCGGGACATCCTGGTGGACGGCGCCGAGAAGATGGCGGCCAAGATGCGCGAAGGTGCGCGCGGCGCTGCTGGTGCCATGGGCGTTCCGATGGCACCGGGCGGCATCATCGCTCGCACCGGCAGCACGGGGCAAAGCACCGGCCCGCACCTTGACGCGCGCTGGGCTGATGGCCGGCGGATCACGGCTGCTGATGCAGACCGCTACCTGAGCGTGAACGGCCGCAGCCCCTCGAGCTTTGGCGTCACCAGCGGCTACGGCCCGCGCAACCTGTTCGGCCGCAGCTTCCACCGCGGCATCGACTTCGGCACTCCCTCCGGCAGCGGCGTCAGCCTCAAGGGCGGCGCGAGCCTGCTGCGTGATCTGGGCTTCACCGGCGCCGGCGGCTACGCGGTGGAGATCGACACCCCCGAGGGCCGGATGCGGCTCCTGCACCTGCAGGGCGGCTCTGCGGCCCGTCCGGTGGGCAGCGCGCGGCAACTGATCGGCCGGCCCGGTGCGGCTGCTGCAGCTGCTACTGGCGTCAGCATGAGCGGCATCGATGCGGCAGGCAGGCGGCTCGATGCAGCATCTGGTGCCAACCGATCGGCCAGCCTGGCCGCGGCTGCCGGTGAGCTGGTCAACAGCCGCCAAGCCGAGCTCGGCACCATCACCAGCCAGCTCGATCAACAGCGCAAGTCGGTGCGTGAGCAGCGGGAAGATTTCGAGCGGATGCTGGAGCTGCAGCGCAGTGGGCTGAGCCCTGAGCTGGCCCGGCAGACCGTAGAGCGTGAGCGGGCTGCAACGGCCGAAACAGCCAGCCTGCAGGCGCTGCAGCAGCAGCTGGTGCTTGACCTGCAAAGCAAGGACATCACTGCCGAGCAGCGTGCGAATCTCGAGGCCATCCTGAAGGCCACGCAGGGCCGACTGGCTTCTCAGCCCGGCATCCTCGATGGCCTCAACACCGAGGAGCAGGCGCTCGAGCGCCTCAAGCTGGCCTACGAGGAGAAGAAGCAGCTGGTTCAAGGCATCGCTAACTCGATCGGCAACGGCATCGGCAGCGCGATCGACCTGCTGATCGACGGCACCGACAACTGGGGCGACAGCCTGCGCAGCATCGCGGCCGGCGTGCTGAAGGACATCGCGCGCCAGATCGCGCAGACCATGGTGATCGCGCCGATCGTGAAGGGCATCACCTCGGCGTTCGGCTTCGCCAATGGCGGCATCATGACCAGCGACGGCCCGCTGCCCCTGCGCAAGTACGCCGGCGGCGGCATCGCCAACAGCCCGCAGCTGGCCATGTTCGGCGAGGGCTCGATGCCCGAGGCCTACGTGCCCCTGCCTGATGGCCGGCGGATCCCCGTGGCGATGAAGGGCGGCGGCGGTGGCACCAACGTGGTGGTGAACGTGGACGCCACCGGCAGCCAGGTGCAGGGCAACAGCGGCCAGGGCGAGCAGCTGGGCCGTGCGATCTCGCAGGCGGTGCAGCAGGAGCTGGTCCGCCAAAAACGGCCTGGCGGTTTGCTTGCTGCCTAGGATTGAGCCATGGCGACCTTCACCTATACACCCTCGTTCGAGGCCACCGAGAGCAGCCAGCCTCGGGTGCGCAAGTTCCAGGCCGGCGACGGCTATGAGCAGCGCATCCGCTTCGGCCTGAACACCAACCCGAAGGAGTGGGATCTGACGTTCAGCGAGCGCACCGACTCTGAGCGCGATCTGATCACCGCGTTCCTGGACGCACGGGGCGGCGTCGAGTCATTCGACTGGACTCCACCACGCGGCAGCGCCGGCAAGTACGTGTGCGAGAGCTGGCAGGTGACGTTGCGCTCCTGCAACTTCAATACCATCCGCGCCAAGTTCCGCCAGGTGTTTGAGCCGTAGCGATGGCAGTTCCCGTCTCAGATCTTCAGGCGATTGCGCCCAGCGCCGTCATCGAGCTGTTCGTGCTGGAGCTGAACACGCTGCAGCACGGCGTGAACGACACCTACCGCTTCCACGCCGGCGTCAACCTCAACGCCAACGGCGAAGTGGTCTGGGCTGGCAACAGCTACATCCGGTTCCCGATTGAGGCTGATGGCTTCACCTATGAGGGCAAGGGCACGCTGCCGCGGCCGAAGATCCGCTGCAGCAACATTCTCGGCACCATCACAGCGCTGCTGCTGAGCCTGCCTGACGGCCTCTCGGGCGCCAAGGTGACACGCATCCGCACGCTGGCCCGCTACCTCGACGCGGTGAACTTCCCCGGCAGCGTGAACCCCTACGGCACGCCGGACCCGACAGCCGAGTTCCCGCGTGAGATCTACTACGTGGACCGCAAGTCCACCGAGACGCGCGACGTGGTGGAGTTCGAGCTGGCGGCTTCCTTCGATCTCGCCGGCGTGCGGGCTCCGAAGCGCCAGTGCATCAGCAACATCTGCCAGTGGAAGTACCGCTCAGCCGAGTGCGGCTACGTGGGCACCAGCTACTTCAACGAGAACGATCAATCCGTGGCCACCCTTGCGGCTGACGTGTGCGGCAAGCGGCTGAGCAGCTGCAAGGCAAGATTCGGCGCCACTGCCGAGCTGCCGTTCGGAAGCTATCCGGGTGTGGGTACGTTCTTCACATGACCGACTGGCGCACAGCAGCACTCGAGCACGCCCAGGCCGAGGATCCCCGCGAGGCTTGCGGCCTGCTGGTGGTGGTCAAGGGCCGCGAGCGTTACTGGCCTTGCCGCAACCTGGCGGCCAACGTCGAGCAGTTCATCCTCGACCCGATCGACTACGCCGCGGCCGAGGATGCCGGCGAAATCATGGCGGTGGTTCACAGCCACCCGCGCACTGCACCGCAGCCCAGCCAAGCCGATCTGGTGGCGATCGAGCGCAGCGGCCTCCCCTGGTGGATCGTCAACCCGAAGACCGAGGCATGGAGTCCCGAGCTGCGCCCCTCCGGTTACAAGGCGCCCCTGATCGGTCGCGAATGGGTGTGGGGGCTCACCGACTGCTGGACGCTGACGCGTGACTGGTACGCCGAGCAAGGCCTGCAGCTGCCGGACTGGGAGCGCCCACTGACGCCGGAGCAGTTCGAGGCCGAGCCGCTGTTCGATCGGTTCTGGCGCGATGCCGGATTCCGCGAGCTCAACGAAGACGATGAGCTGCAACCGGGCGATGCGGTGCTGATGAGCATCAGCGGGCCGGGCCTGAACCATGTCGGCATCTACATCGGCGACCAGCTGGTGCTCCACCACATTCGCGGCCGGCTCAGCAGCCGTGACCTTTACGGCGGCTGGCTGATGAAATGCACCGGGCGCAGGCTGCGCCATTACGATGCAGGGAGGCTAGGGCTGGCGTGATGTTGCGCACGATCCGCATCTACGGGCGCCTGGCAAAGTTCCTGAAGCGCCGGAAGTTTGAGGCCGAGGTGAGCAGCGCGGCTGAGGCCGTGCGCTTCCTGTTGGCCAACTTCCCGCAGCTGGAGCAGCACATGGCCGACCAGCATTACCGGGTGAGCGTGGGCAGCTACGACCTGGCCGTGGATGAACTGCACGACCCGGCCGGCCTGCAGGAAATCAAGATCGTTCCCGTCGTCGCCGGCGCTGGCGCGGTGGGTCGGATCATTGCGGGCGTGGCGTTGCTTGCCATTGGCTTTCTGGTGCCCGGCATTGGCGCCTTGGGTGTTCAGCTGCTGGTCGGCGTGGGCGCCAGCCTGGTGCTCGGCGGCGTCGCGCAGCTGCTCACGCCCGTGCCGCGAACAGTGCCGCCAGGCTCCACCAGCGACACGGTGAAAGATCCCCGCAAGAGCTACAGCTTCTCAGGCATCCAGAACACCAGCCGCCAGGGCCTGCCTGTGCCGATCGTCTACGGCGAGACCCTTGTGGGCTCGGTGGTGATCTCGGCCGGCATTGACACCGTGCAGGTGGCCGGATGAGCAGGATCGTCGGTGCTGGTGGTGGTGGCGGATGCTTTCTCGGGCACACGCTGATTCGCACGCCTGACGGGCAGCGTCCGATCGAGGCGCTGCAGCCTGGCGACCTAGTGCTCAGCTTCGACGATCGCGGCAAGCTGCATCACGCCAAGATCCTCAAGGTTCACGTCCACGAAGGCGAGCGGGTGAACCGCTATCGCCTCTGGGGCGGTGCCGTCTTGGATGCCACGGCCAACCACTGGGTGCTGAACCAGTTCAACGCCTTCGTGGAGATCGACACGCTCGGCCCCGACGATTGCCTGGTGGATGAGAACGGCCACCTGCGTCCGATCGTGGACCGCGCTGAGTTCTGCGTCGGCACCGTCTACAACCTGACCGTCGAGGGCCATCACACCTTCATCGCCGGTGGGATCCGGGTTCACAACGCCGGCCTCGGCCTCGGCATTGCTGGCGCAGGCGGTGGTGGCGGCGGCGGCAAAGGCGGCGGCGGCGGCGAAACCTACACGCCAACTGAGGCAGCCGACAGCCTCAACTCGACGCAATACGCCAACCTGGTGGATCTCATCAGCGAAGGCGAGATCGAGGGCCTGAAAGACGGCTACAAGTCGGTCTTCATCGACAACACGCCGCTGCAGAACCCGGATGGCAGCTACAACTTCCAGAACATTCTCGTCTACACGCGCAACGGCACGCAGAACCAGAGCTACGTGCCGATCGCTGCCGACGTTGAGAACGAGGTTGGCGTCAACGTCACGGTGCAGCAGGCCACGCCTGTGGTGCGCAGCATCACCGACACCACGGTGAACGCCGCGCGCGTGACGATCACCGTGCCAGCGCTGCAGCTGTTCACTGACAAGGGCGACATCGAGGGCACCGATGTGCGCCTGCAGATTGCCGTGCAGTACAACGGCGGCGGCTACGGCACCGTGATCGACGACACGATCGCTGGCCGCACGGGTGATCAGTATCAGCGCGACTACCTGGTGAGCCTGTCAGGCGCCTTCCCGGTGAACATCCGGGTGACGCGGATCACGGCGGATAGCAACAGCGCAAAGCTGATCAATGCCTTCAGCTGGTCAAGCTTCACCGAGATCACCTACGCGAAGCTGCGCTACCCCAACAGCGCATTGGTGGCGGTGCGGGTGGATGCCGAGCAGTTCAGCTCAATCCCGGCGCGCACCTACCTGGTGCGCGGCATCAAGGTCCGAATCCCGAACAATGCCACGGTGGACGCGGCCACCGGCCGGTTGATCTACGCCGGCATCTGGAACGGCAGCTTCGGCGCTGCGCAGTGGTGCTCGGACCCGGCCTGGATCCTGTGGGATCTGCTCACCTCGACCCGCTACGGCTTCGGAGATCACATCCAGGCCGCGCAGCTCGACAAGTGGGCGTTCTATGCCGCGAGCCAGTACGCCTCCGAGCTGGTGCCCGACGGCTTTGGCGGCACCGAACCGCGCTTCTCCTGCAACGTCAACATCCAGACCGCCGAGGAGGCCTACAAGCTCATCAACGATCTGTGCTCCACCTTCCGGGCGATGCCCTACTGGAGCACCGGCGCGCTCACCATCAGCCAGGACAAGCCGTCGGACCCGGCCTACCTGTTCACGCTGGCCAACGTCTCCGATGACGGGTTCAGCTACCAGGGCGGCAGCCTCAAGACACGCCCGACCGTGGCAGTGGTCAGCTACCTCGACCTGAGCCTGCGCGACATTGCCTACGAGGTGGTCGAGGATCAGACCGCGATCGCCAAGTACGGCGTGGTGACCACCGAGGTGTCGGCTTTCGCCTGCACCTCCCGCGGGCAGGCTTCGCGCATCGGCGAATGGCTGCTCTACTCCGAGCAGAACGAATCCGAGGTGGTGACGTTCACCGCTTCGATCGACGCCGGCGTGCTGGTGCGCCCTGGCCAGGTGATCAACATCGCCGATCCGATGCGCGCCGGTGCCCGTCGTGGCGGCCGGATACGAGCCGCAACCACCACCACGATCACGGTGGACAACGCCACCGACCTATCGCCATCAGGCGGCACTCTTTCGGTGATCCTGTCCGATGGCACGGTGCAGAGCCGCGACGTGGCCAGCATCGTCGGAACCACGGTCACGCTCACATCGGCGCTGCCGTCTGCCCCGAACGCGAACAGCGTCTGGATCTACGAGACCTCCAACATCCAGGCCTCGACTTGGCGGGTGCTCAGCGTGGCCGAGCAGGATCAGGCGCAATACCAGATCACGGCGCTCGCCTACAACGCCTCGAAGTACGACTACATCGAGCGCGGCCGGCCGCTGGCGCAGCGCGACATCACCGACCTCAACGTCATCCCCGAAGCACCCATCAACCTGCAGGCCGTTGAGGCGCTCTACGAGAGCAACGGCCGGGTGCTGTCCAAGCTGGTCGTGAGCTGGCAGCCGGTGGTCGGCGTCAACCAGTACCGCTACCGCTGGCGGCTGCAGAACGGCAACTGGTCAACGTCCACGCAGCAGCGGCCCGATTTCGAGATCTTCGACACCACGCCAGGCCGCTACGAGATCGAGGTCTACAGCGTCAACGCCGCGCTGCGCTCGTCGGTGTTGCCGGCCAGGCTCACATTCAACGTCTTCGGCAAGACGGCCCCGCCGGCTGATGTGACCGGCGTCTCGCTGGTGCCGATCGACCAGGCCAGCGCGATCATCAGCTGGACGGCCTCAACCGAGCTCGACGTCAAGATCGGCGGCAAGGTGCTGATCCGCCACACGCCGCTCCTGGTCGGCGCCATCTGGGAAGACACCGTCGAGATCGTGCCGGCCGCTTCCGGTAACCAGACCCAAAAGCAGGTGCCGCTGCTTGAGGGCACCTACCTGCTCAAATTCGAGGATGACGGGGGCCGGCGGTCTCCCAACGCCACGCTGATCGTGGCCGACCTGCCGACACCGCTGCCGCGCCTGCTGGTGCAGACCTACGCGGAAGATCAGGAGACGCCGCCGTTCTCGGGCAACGTCACCGACATGTTCTACAACGAGGAGCTGGACGGCCTCGTGATCAGCACCGGCCCGCTGGTCGATGACCTCGCCCCGCCTGGCGCCGGCAACGACAACCTGGCGCAGGAAGACGGCGATGCCCTGCTGCTTGAGGATGGCGACCAGATCCTCAACGAAGGCCAGGCCGGCAACTGGGACGGCCTGACCACGATCGACAGCCCTCTGCCGCCGGAACTTGGCGAGTACGAGTTCGGCTCGACGCTGGACATGGGCGGCGTGTTCGACATCAACTTGCAGCGGCGCTTCCTGACCCGCGCAATCCTGCTGACCGGTCTGTGGGATGAAAAGGTCGAGCTGATCGACAGCTGGTCTGAGATCGACGACGGCAACATCGACTCGGTGAACGCGCGCCTCTACGTGCGCAGCACCACTGACAACCCGGCCGGCACCCCCACCTGGAGCACCTGGCGCGAGTTCGCCAACGCGATCGTGCGCGGCCGCGGCTTCCAGTTCAAGACGATCGCCACCAGCAACGACCCCAACGTCAACATCCTGATCGACGAGCTCGGCTGCATGGTGGAGCTGCAGCAGCGCACCGAGCAGTCGGCCACGCTGACCAGTGGCGCCGGCACCTATTCGGTGACCTTCGCCGAGGCTTTCTACCAACCCCCTAGCATTGGAGTGACGGGCTACGACATGGGCACCGCTGACTACTTCACGATCGGCTCCGTGACGCGCACGGGATTACAGGTAACCTTTAGGAACAGTGGCGGGACCGCCGTAAGCCGCCAGTTCACCTACACTGCAATCGGCTACGGCCGGGAGATCGTCTGATGGCTCAGCACGACTACAACATCGCCAACCAGTCCGGCCAGGCGTTCCGTGCTGACCTGAACAACGCGCTGGCCGCGATCGTCAGCGGCAACAGCGGCGCATCGGCCCCGAGCACGACGTTCGCCTACCAGTATTGGGTGGACACCAGCAGCAGCCCGGCGACGCTGAAGCAGCGCAACAGCGCTAACAACGCCTGGATCACGATCGGTCAGCTGGACACGGCCAACCTGGGACTGATCCCAGCGGGCAGCGGCAGCATCGTCAACGCCGATGTCAATGCCAGCGCAGGCATCGTCGCCAGCAAACTGAGTTTCACTCAGTCTGGCGGCAGTGCTCGCACGGTAGATGCCAAGCTCAAGGACACAGTAAGTCCTGCTGATTTTGGCGCAGTTGGTAACAACAGCACCGATGACACCTCGGCAATGGCTGCCGTGCGTGCCGCGTTCTCAAACACCTCTATTGACTTAGCAGGCAAGAGCTACCGGGTGACGACTGTCCCAAATGGCTGGGGCGTTCGCAACGGCCTGCTGACCCTTGCACCCGCCAGCACTGACGATCAACCAGCTAACGAGGCCTACGGCTACGGGGCACTTGCGGCCAACACTTACATTCCCAAGCAGCACAGCTCTTCAACGCTGACATGGGCATCAGGCAACTTCAACACTGCGTTTGGCAATTATGCGCTCACGTCAAATACAACGGGACGCCGTCAAACTGCCATCGGAGCGCAGGCCCTCTACTCAAACACAACCGGTTTTTATAATACTGCAATAGGGCCGTTTGCTCTTTATACAAACGTCACGGGCAACTACAACACCGCGATCGGCGTTCAGGCTCTCCAATACTCAACTGGCAGCGACAACACTGCCATTGGAAACGGAGCGCTTACATCGCTCACGACTGGAGACGACAATGTTGCCATTGGCGATCAAGCGATTGGCGTTTCTACCGGAGTCAACCGGACCATTGCAATCGGCACGCAGGCCGGCCAGCAGCACACCGG